TCAATAGTCTATATCTAATAGTTGCCTATTTGCTAATAGCTATGTTTAGCTATTGCCCATGACATACAGACATCGACAAAATCCATCCCCAAAAGCCCTGTCATGGGATTTTTTGACGTCGGTGTCCTTCATCCCCTCTGGCAGGCACTTATAAGGACACAACCGACTGTGACTGAATTAATAATAATTACCTCCTTCATCGGCCTCCTTGCGCTTTACTACCATTTCTCAAAGGACTAACCGACTATGCCTTTATACCTCTACCAGATTCAACTTATCAGCAAAGTAGGCAAGCATTACGCCTCACTTTCTCGTCACTCTAACCTAGAACTCCAAGACTACAGCTCTATTTGTCACGACCATCTAATGCGTGGTGTTTTCGGTCATATGACAGAAACAATTCGTGTAATTCAAGTTCGTAAGAACGACGAATACTTGCCTATTCCTGAATTGCTAAGAGGTCATTCGTTATGAGTTATAACAAGACTAAAAACGGCGAAGCGCGCAGCGCTTTGCCTAGACTTGTAAAAGGAACACTTAATCCCCAAGACGAGAAAAAAACGCGAAGCGTTCAAAGTCGTCAAGGTGAAATTTCATCACTTGGTCAGGTCTATGATCTTGTTGAAGATACAAGACCGTCTGGAAGCGCGCTCTATTTGAACGTAAAAACCTTTCCTAATAATGAGGTTGAAATAGTTGGTCTAAAACTAACCTCTGATGATGCACTTCGAAATGGTGGCGGTGCAGTACGTCGAAACAAAACAAAAACAGAAATGACGCCTGAGACCCTAAAAAAGTCACAACTGAGAGCAAAGAAAATTATTCGTCATAAGTTGATGATGATGCAGTCAGACCGCATGTTAACTCTCACATATAGAGAAAACCAAACAGACATAAAACAAGCTTGGAAGGATTTAAAAGCGTTTAGTCGTCTTATGAAATGGCGTTATAAGGATGCTTGGCAATATGTTTGCGTTCCAGAATATCAAAAACGAGGCGCTGTACATTTTCACCTTGCTATTAAAGGTTATTACCACGCAAACACAGTTCGCCGTCTGTGGCAGAAAGTTATAGGCCAGAACAACGGAAATATAGATATCACTTCACCCAGGGTGATAGACAAAAAAAGCTGGAACCCTAAACGAATAGCTAATTACTTAGCAAAATATGTAACTAAATCAGAAAGCGTTGATTTTAATCAGAAACGCTATTCATCAACGAATATCGAATTACCGCCTAGCGTCTCTGGCTGGATGGCTCTGGGTATCCCAGTGTTCTGGGCGATGCATAAATTATTATCCGGCCTAACAACAAAAAACTACCAAGATTATTGGGAAGCTGACGGCTATTTCCCGATATACATGATGACAACCTAACAAGGACACTGATATGAAAATTGAAGTTACAAGCGATTCACAAACACGACACACCCAAAACGGTGATATGCACTTCCAAGAAGCTTATCTTCACAAAGAGGGTGCTAAATACCCTTCGAGCGTTCAACTGTCTATTGAGTCACCTCAAAAGGCATACGCTCAAGGATTTTACTTATTAGACGTGGCTAAATCTACATACATAGGCCAATACGACGCGCTCAACTTTTCACGCTTTCTAACTTTAATCCCAGTAAAACAGTAATGAGCGTCTGCGTTTCAACTGACAATCAAGGGGACTTAGTCATTGTTGCTAGTCCCTGCGATTACATATTGCTTGACCCTGTCGAATATGATCAGGTCATCAACCAATCATCAGGCGGGGTGCTTTCGCTTCCCGTTGATGACCCCGCTGTCAATGAACTCATTGGCGGTATTATTTTGCTTTTCACTCTTGCTTATGTTTTTAGGCAAATACTTAATTCAATACGAGGAAATAACTCATGAAACTTTATCAAAAAGTCGCCCTTGTGGGTGCATCTGCTTTAGCAATGACTTCACCAGCTTTCGCTGTAATTGATGTTACTGCTGCAACTACTGCAATCACTACTGACGGAACTGCTGCAATCACTGCCGTAGGTGGTGCAATCATCGGCCTAGCTGGTGTTGCTTTGGTCTTTAAATGGGCTAAAGGCGCAATCTTCGGTTAAGCACTGGGGAGAGTGGGGCGGTTTACCGCCCCATTTACTTAATTATGATTGATTTACTAAATTCTGCTTCCGGCCTGTATGTAATGTGCATGATGTTCGCAATGTTCCTGATGCTTAAATAATATGCGTTCTATCCTTAAATCATTCTCTCTTACACTTTTACTATCTTTCTTTGTCTCTGTGTCTCCCGTAATTGCTGCTACTGGTACTTATTGGGCACCTGCACCTTATTATGTTTCTTTTGGAGGTGTTTCAGCTTCTGCTGCATGTCAGGCTTTTTTTGTTCCTGCTGGCTGGTCATTAGTTAGTACATCACCTGAACCCGGCGGCGGCCAGTATTGTAATGTCATGAATGGTAGTGGTCAGCTTTTCGAAGGTAATGGCCCGGTTCGGCAGGCAGCTGGAACATGCCCACCTGAGGCACCTGAGGTAAACGAGTCGGGTGAGTGTGCTGAACCTGACCCATGCGTAGCGACACAAGGCCAACCTGTTTCATGGCTGTCCGATACCGGCACCGACGGTTGCGTCGATGGTTGCACAACTGGTGGTGTTACTGCTTGCTTTAACATACCCAAAATTGTTGACGGTGTAACGACTGCCGAGTATCACTGTTCAAGCGATTATTCTTCTACTGGTGCATTCTGCACTGGTGGTGGTGACACTCAGACTCAACCACTAATCGAAACTTGTGCTGCCGGTCAAATAGCGGGCGATTTTAACGGTTCATTTCAATGCGTTGATAACACAACAGGCCAAGTTGTTGATACTTCTCCCACGGTTACAGAAACAGCCATAACAAACACTACCAGTACCACTGTTGACAACGGAGACGGCACAACCACAACTACAACAACAATTACTAAGATCAATGCTGACGGCTCGACATCAACCACTATTAAAACTGAAACAAAAAATGCATCAGGTCAAGTGACTTCTAGCGGGACTATCACTAACTCGCAACTGAAAGATTCTGACGGTGATGGAACTGCTGACGGTAGCGGCGAAGGTGAAGGTGACGGTGAAGACACTGAAAGCACATATTCCGTATCTGCTTGTGGTGCTGCCCCAGCATGTGAAGGTGACGCTATTCAATGCGCTATAGCAACCCAGCAACATGAAGCGAACTGTCTTATCACAGGTGACGGCACACCCATTACTACAGAGGGCTTGCTAGGTTCTGGTGAGGCTACAACACTCGCAGTTGACCCATCCGACCAGTACGATATTAGCGGAATTCTCGACACTTCCAGTTTTGTAGCTGGTACTTGTCCCGCACCTAGAACTATTTCTGTATATGGCCAGAATATGACAATCGACTATACAGAACTATGTAATCTCGCTGATATTCTCGGCTATCTGGTTATGTTTACGGCCTCAATCATCAGTCTACGTATTATCGGCGGTGCTTTTTAATGCCTTTATTTTTTGCAAATCTAGCCGCTTTCTTCGTTGCTGTCATTGCTCCGCTTGCACTACGTGTGTTAGCTGCTTTAGGTATCGGTGCAGCTGTTTATTCTGGTATCGATGCCACTACAACCGCTTTATCAGACTACGCCGTAGCTCAAGTAAACGGTTTACCTGCTGACATACTGGGTATCGTTGGTCTTATGAAAATAGACGTTGCCCTTAATATTATCGTTTCATCTATCACTATAAAAATGACTTTAGCCGGTTTAACAGGTGGCAGCATCAAGAAGTTTATTCATAAATAAAATTTAACAAAAGGCAACCGACATGCTTCATCTAGTAACTGGCCTCCCTGGTCACGGCAAAACATTAAATACCATTGAGCGGATAGAGAAGTTTAGAACTGAAATCGGTCGAAAAGTATTCTATCATGGGATACCTGAACTCGCTCTTGATTGGGAATTATTCGATAGTCCTGACCAATGGTACGAACTATTGCACAATGCCATTATTGTCATTGACGAGTGCCAAGGAACGTTCCCAGTAAGGCCGCTTAAAAACGAAGCTCCTCAAAAATGCACAGAATTCGAAACTCATAGGCATAAAGGTTGGGATATATTTCTAATCACACAAGACCCTAGACTTGTAGATCA